GTGGAGGTCGAACCATCCAAGTGCGAACATCACGAATATTTGTATTTCTAATATCCGCCACATAGGTCTGGATATTATTAACATTCATATTACCCACCACACCAATACCTACATTAGATATACCAGGATTCTGAGTGTTAATATTACCAAGATCGGGGATCATTTAGTCTTTCCACCCACCCGATTTTAACCAGTTATTGTGATGAGGGTTGTCCCAATTATCATTAATTTCATAAGAAGGAATAATAACCTCTTGGATATATCTCCTATTCTCTTTAACAAGTCTCATATGTTGGTCACCCACAACAAGATCTAGTTTGGCGGAAGTTTGAGAAGCCCACCAAATAGCACCACCCAATTGTGCTGCTAAGAATGTTATTACTGCTACTGGAATTTTAGAATCTTTCATTATCTTGAAGGTGTATTTTGACGATAATCTTTCTTAGGTGGTGGAGTTCCTATCACAGGACCAGTTGATTGTGGCCATGCTTCAAGTAATGCTGCTCTAACTTCTTCTTTAACTATCTGTCTAAGTTCAGTTGCTTCTGCTTGCATCCTCTTCTCAGGACCACCACTTGCATTATCAATAGCACTAATACCACCAACCACAGCACCAGTACTTACAACTGCTGCTGCTGAACCATAGGTAGCAATCTTTTGTAAATCCATTACTTCTTACAAAGTAATTTCTTACCAACAACAACAGCAGCAATAAGAACTATTACTATACCAGCATTACTCCATGTAAGTGCTGAAGCATCACCAACCTTAACCGGACCTACTTCTAAGTCTGCTGGTTGAGATATAGTCTGCTCAATTTGCAACCCTTCAATCTTAGCACCCTCTGGTGCATTAATTGTAATCTCTTTAGTCATTATTATCCCTCAACTAATGTGCCGTATTGTCTGCGAATTTCTCTCAACTCTTCAAGGTCTTTCTTTTTAGTGCCACCTGAGTAGCTCCAAGCATATCCTTCTTCAATCATTTGTTCGTTGAGAGAGATCTCGGCGTCACCGACGTAACACCAGCCCAAAAGCCTACCATACTTGCCGACACCACCGATAAGCTCAGTCCTAATGATAAGATCATCGTCACCAGAAATAGCTCCACTGAGCTTATCCTTAAGCCAGTTTGTAGCGTCAATTCCAAGGACTTTTTCTTCTGCATTTCTTGTTCTTTTTTCTGGCGTATCCACACCTGCAATCCTTACCCTCTCTTTTTTATATAAGTCAAACCCCAAATCTATTGTCACGTCTATCGTGTCACCATCAAGTACACGATTAATCTTCACTACTCGGAAGTTGTAACAACTCTTCCTGCTTGGTGGAACCATTGCAGACATTATACTACACTTCCAACTGCAGTTTTCTTCCGGCCAATATTATATTTGGACTCAAGAGTCCACTCATCTTTATCTTTGAACGCCAAAACTTTAATCTGGTTAAGAGGAGCAACGTCTTCGATAGTTGTTGCTTCTACTACAGAAACCAAACCCCAGTCTGACAATAGTTGGGCAATACGATTGCGTCGTTGCAAATCATTCATGGTAAAATTAGTTTTCTTACCATCAAGAGCAAACAACTCTTTGAAATGTACGATGTAATACCTACCTTGCTTATGCAAAATATGACATGATTGATATAATTTACGTTCTTTGCGAGAAGCAACACCTATGCGTGTCAGTGTCTCACGTACCTTAAGAAAATCATCTGGTTCAGAAAGACTGACTTCTACCATATCGGATGGCTGCCAATCAATTTCAACTTCAGTATTCATCTTTTACCGCCCTTATCTAATAGTATTTTGATTTCTTCAAGTTGAGATTCACTGAGAATTCTCAAGGCGGCGATAGCTTTATTATGATTATATCCATAATATTGTTTCACCAATTCAAGATGCTCAAGAGTATCCTTCTTGACCCAAGGAGTAAATCTTTTCCTTGGCTTCAAACTATTTAGGTAAAAATCGTATTGCATCTTATTATTTAATCCAGAATTCATATTCATTTCATTAGAATATAAAATGGCATCCATGTGAGACGACAAACATTTATTAACAATCCATGCAGGATACTTTTTAACAGCATCCTGATTGTCTTCCATCACACTCTGCTTAGATTGATTAATACTATACAAATAATTTTTTAGTTCCATTTAATCACCACACTCATCCAATGCTTCAATAATAATATCTTTAATTTCTTGTCTCAATTCATCTGTAATGATATTATGCTTCATCACAGGCATTTGAGAAAATACTCTATTGTCCTTCTTAGGATCATACTTTTTCTTTGAAGGAGCACTAAGTCCTTGTGTATCAATTTTACTTATAGGATCAGACATAAAAAAATGGTTAATGGATAAGGGTTACATCAAATAGATCTATTAGATTCACACTCCTTTAAATAGCGTTGAGCATTTAAAATTCCTTCTAAGTTATCTCCAAGAAGTCCTATACCAGCATTGCAGTGACTACATAAAAACCCTCTAAACTTTTCAGTTTGATGATCATGATCACAAACCATTCTAGATGCTGTTCCCCCAGCTGACTTGCCGCAGCAAGCACAATTTTCTGGTATGGATCCATGCTCCTTAAGATACTCTTTTCTAAGAGTCTTTACAACATATGTAGATCTTTTAATACATTCAGTACATCTGTTTCTTGTACTTCTGTTGGGACCATCACGTCTAGGAAATTGATCTAAGGGTTTTTCGATCCCACATTGAGTGCAAGATTTCATGGCCCTTTTCTGATATGGTTTCATTTTACTACATGCTCCCACGCAACTTTAAATTTCCTGTCCCAATTATCAGTATAAACAGGCATGAAAGCATTAAGTGCATGAGTAAGGTCTACAATTTCATTAGTCCTACCATTGTCTACTGCCTCTTGTAGTTGTTCCAGCATAAAATTAAATGTAGCAATATTTGAGAATGCATCCTCTAGATCATTCATCACTTTCCAAGTGTCAGTCATTTCAATCATCAATTTTTAAGATTAGCATTAACTCCTAATACTTTAGCATTAGGATTCCTAGCAAGAGCCACTTGCCTTGCTTCTTCATAGTTACGTGCCTGTACTGTCTCTGTGAAAACGGTTCCTGCTACGTAAAGTTTTACATCACATTTCATAATTTAAAAGGACTAGTTCCTTCCTCCCTGCTTGATCTGTATTATAGCATCCCACAGACCTCATGGTATAAGTGTGTGCAAATTCAGCAACTGTCCACTCCACGAAACGATCCTTAACCATCTGTGAGTTATTGTATGAAATCAACATAGGACCAACAAACCTATCACAGTCCTCAGCAAATTTATCATGGTCAAACTTCTTATGCATACCACCCTTCTGACCATACAAGTTATCCTTAATATCATAAGGGGGATCTAGGTATGTAAATACATCCTTCTTATCAGTAAATAATTTTTTATAATCTAAATTAGTAATCTTCCAATCCCTTACCAGATGCTCATATTCCGTGAGTCTAGCAATTCCCGACATTGCGAAATTTGAGACTGAAGCTTGCTTGGAGAAGGATGAGGATTCAGTGAGACCAGAAAAAGAGCACTTGTTAACAACATAAAAATAACAGGCACGATTAATAGGGGATTGTCTCTCATCATTCAATTTCTCCTTTGCTGTTACGAATAATTTTTGTGCTGGATATACCGAACCACCTTCTGGTGGGTCAGGATGCATTCTCTTCCATGCCATCAACTTTTCTTGCATCCTACCACCATTATGCTGCAACTGTTGCCAGAAGTTAGCAAGTGGTCCATACAAATCATTAACCCAAATATCAATATTAGGATACCTCTTGGTAATCTCCAGTGCTACTGAACCACCACCAACAAAAGGTTCTCTAAACTCTTTTACCTGGGAAAGGTCTGGGAGGAATTGCAATAGTTTTGGGATCGCCCGACTCTTCCCTCCTGGGTAACGTAATGGGGTTTTCAGTGATTTGGTAGTTCGCTTCATGATATTTTAAAAATTCTCGGAAAGTATACTTCATTTGTTTCTCTGTCATACCACAATGCTTTGCAGCAGTTGGTATATTCATTGTGGCGTGGAAGAGTGCTTTGTTGGCCTCGTCAACACTTTCTGGGGTTGTCGGTTTAGGATGTAAGTCCATTGATGCTCCCTATCTTTTTCTATTCTAACCTGTAATGCAAGCATTTGATCAATTTTTTCTTGATCTTCAAGAAATCTTAATAGACTAGGCATAATCAATCAAAATTATAAGTTAATGATATTCTACAATTATTTTCATTCATATGTTGCTGAACCATATGTTTCATATGAGATCTAAAAAGTATTAATGTTCCTGGTTTAGGTGTATACTTATAATATCCATGAGTAAACTCATTTGTTCCGTCGGCATTTTTAACTAAAACCATCTGTTGAAGTGGCGATTCAAACACCAAATCACCAGAACCTTCTGGAGCACACACATAATACACTGCAGAAAAAACACTATCAGGATGAATATGATATTCCTGATATGCATACTCATCAGCTACATTAAACCAACCATTCTTTGGTTGATAATTAAAATCTGAATCAAAAATTTCCCGTGCTATTTGACGAACAATATCTGTAGCAGAATTATTAATACGACTAAATCTATCATCTGTTAAAATATCATACGTTCCCATACTACTAAAAGTATTACAAGGCCAATGAGCACCACCATTATCAACAACTTTAAGTGTATCCAAACAAATATCTTTTAATGTTTCATTATAATCCGAAGGCATTAAATTATCAATCCTAGCAACAGCAGATGGAAATAATTTATCAACTTTTATCTCAATCTTTCTCTCAATTTTTACAATAGATTCTTTTTCCATACTATAGTATCAAACCCTGCTTTGGAGGAGTAATAACACGATTAAACAATTGTTCGTACTGTTGTTTCATGTCATCATTAATATCAACAACATAAACAACATGTTTCTTAGAAACACGAATCTTCTCCATACTCTCAGACATCAATGGCGACCATGGAGCAAATCCAATCTTACCCTGTTCTTGTGGTAAAGGAACAGCAACAATAGGTTGAGAGAACTCAACATAAGACTCATTGTTCTCCAATAGATCACAAATAACATCTTCACCCATAATCCTAACTAATTTTGTGTTCATAATTTCTCCTTATTTAAATTCACAACTCATCATAATCTCAGTGAGACATGCTAACATATTTATCTCCTGATCAGCAACAAATGGTATCTGATATTGATATTTTGCTAAGACCAATACTGCTTCTGGAATAGAATTTCTCTTCAATGATTCATATAAAGAATCATAGATCTTTCTCATTACCAAATTAGGATCATTATCAATATTATTAACAACCCACTTCTTAACCACAGTAAACTCTTTATTCTTCAACGAACGTACCAAATCATCTAAGTTAATATCAGCAATATCAATTAAAATAGATGCATCAATCTTACCAGCAGCAGCATGTCTTTGTGTCTCATTGATTAACCTACGCCAATCAGGATAGTACCTGGTGATAAGTTGCAAAAGAACTTTATCTTCAAACTCAATAGAATTCTCAATTAAGATAGAATGCAATCGTTTAAAGAATGCTACTTGTAAGAGTGGTTTATCACTATTCTTAATCTTAAAATCAATAACCGTACAACGTGAGTGTAATGGTTCAATGATCTTATTAGGAAAATTGCAAGTAAAAATAAACCTACAATTCTCATGAAATTCCTCCACAGCAGTCCTCAAGGACAGTTGAACATCAGAAGTGGTATTGTCTGCCTCATCGATAATAACAACCTTGTGGGCGCTGCTGGAGGTGAGTGAGACAGTAGAAGCGAATGTCCTGATCTTATTCCTAACAGTGTCAAGGAATCTACCTTCATCCGATCCATTGATTGTAATGAAAGATGCACCAATCTCATTACACAATGCTTTAGCAACTGTTGTTTTACCAACACCAGCAGTGCCAGCAAGAAGCAGATTAGGAATCTCCTTCTGCTCAATGAATCCTCTAAATGAATCTTTAATTGAATCGGGAAGAATACAATCTTCAATTGTTTGTGGTCTGTATTGTTCGCACCAGAGGAATTTTTTATTTGTCATTATGTAGTTCTACAGGCAGAAATATTTCATCCATAGATCCATGATTAAACACAGACTCTGGATGATTCATGATACTACCACGAAAATACTCTCCAAGTCCAATGGACTTTACAGTGTACCACATGGTTTTTTTCTTCAATTTACACCAATCAATAGCAAAGAGCAATGCAGCTCCATCAATCTTTGCATTGTAATCTGCAGAAAGAGTGATGAATTCTTTATATTCTGTCATTAGGAATCCAACCTTATCAGGTCTCATCCAATCTGGCAGTGTCCGGTTCATCATCCAACAGCAACCATAATTACCACACACTGCTGGTCGTAATGGATCATCATAGATACCACAACCACTTTCACATATATGTGGACATGGGTTATTTGGATGTACTTTATGTTCGTTTATTTCTACTGTTAGAGTTCCACTACAACATAAAATACATCCACCACATGATTTTATATACATCAAGGTTCGAGTGCAATATAATATTTGAGATCGAGAACACTATGTTCCCATTGGGTAATAAGTTTACGAGAAACTTTTGCTTTATAAGAAGACGGAGAAGCAGCAGAAATGTTAGATACTTCATACAATCTTAAGTTCTCAATCTTCATAGAGAGATCTAAACTATCTACACAATTACCCTTAAGGTTTTCTTCATATACATTACAAGTTTCATCTTCCTTGTCACATGTCCTCAGAATAATATGACCATTAGGTTCAGATATAAATGATAGATCAGGTGTATTTAAATTATTAGCTGCTCTCTGAATCTTAACCAAAGTATTTGTCGAAACATTACATTCAATATCAGCACCAGGAAATTGAACATCACGTTCTGGTGCTGCTTTGAGAGTAATATCAGGACTAGAAAAGAAATACTTACAAGTATTACCACCATTACCACGAATAGTTAGATAAGAATTGTTATTAAACTCAAGGACAGGATCTTGGAACAAAGAAACTGCCATCAAGAACTGAGGTAAATCATAAATGCCAAATGTCTGTGGCCATACTTCTTCACATTTATACTCAGAAACAATATTCTCCCCAACACTAATAGTCTTAATAATACTACCCTTACGAAGAAGAATAGAAGAATTAATAAGAGAATAATTTCTTAAAATGTCGCACGTTTGTGTTGTTAATTTAACCTGAGTCATTGAGGATAAGTCTCCGTCGTTTTAGTTTTATCATTAAAATGAAGGAGAAGCATAGCATAATGGATGATCTTAATGATATCCCTACGCGCAGTCCCCTTTCTGTCATAGCGTGAAGCATATTTCAAGATGTTACTTCGACAAAATGCTTCAGCATCTCCACACGCTTCAATCAAATCCAACGTTTGGATACTATCATTACCTGTACTATAATGTCCAGCATAGGTATGACTGATGTAATCCGAAATCTCTTTCAGAATTTCATCTTCATTGTATTTTCTCAATTTTTGTCCCATACATGATCAATATCACTATGATAGCATTCAAATTCATTTCCGTCAAGGTCTTGTAATAAAATCTTATGACCAGGAAAACTAGGTTTGCCAATACCTTCAATAATCCTAGCAGACCTACCGTCCTTAAGTTTAACAACGTGTCCGATGTAACCAGAAAATTTTTTATTCATGACAAATCTAAATCTACCTCTGTATCCTCATCAACCACCACTTTAAGTTCTTTAAAATAAAATCCAGATCCTTTAAGAAACTGCTCCATCTTATCAACAACATGGGAAAGAAAGACAGTATTAAAAGTCATACTGGTATTTGATCCTTCCTCATCAACAGAAACAAATGTAAAACTAGGCATATTTTTTTTCTCTTTGTTTGCACATATTATAGCATAGTGACATGACTATGACTATACCTTATGCCAGTTGTAGAACTGACTCCCTAATCACACTATAGTTCTTAACCTTCTCCACATTCAATGTTCTCTCAAACTTACCTTCTAAAGTCTCCTTATGACTAATGACAAATACATTTGTATTATCATCAAAGTTTCTTAAGATCCATCCTAATTCACTTGTACCACCAGCATCCAAAGAACCATCAAAGATTTCATCTAAGATAAGAATGTTAGTATCCACAGAATTCTTAAGTTTAGCAACAGCCCTCCAAGTAAGCAACAAAGCAATGTCAATACGAGCTTTCTCTCCCTCACTGAAAGACTCATAGGAAAAAGAATCCCTATAACGTGATTTAATTGTCTCTTCAAAATTTTCATCAAGATTGAAATTGACATAAAACTCTAAGTTCTGAAGATGTTGATTAATGAGTTTATTCATCACCGGAAGATAACGTTTAATGATTCTAGTCTTAATACCATTGTCTTTCAGAAGAATAGATGCTGCTAACAACGTGTTCTTATCTTCCTTAATACTATACATCTGTTTCTTTAATTTACTATATTCATTCTCCAAATATACAAGCTTCTCTTCTGCTTCTATACTATCATTCTTCTCATTTTGTAATGTCTCAATTTCTTCCTGATATTCCTGTATCTGCTTCTGTGTATTCTGAACATCAGCATTGTATTGAGCAATTGCTTTATTATAATTGTGGAAAACTTCATCTCGTTCCTCTTCCAACTTAATAGCAACATCCATTTCTTCAAATCCAACTTGAAGTTCCTTAATAGATTTCAGAATAGAATCAACCTTATTTGCTTTTAATTCCTCTGTAATAGATTGACTACATGTAGGACATATAGTATTATCAACAAAGAACTGATGTTGTTTCTTATGTGCTGAGAACTTCTGTTGAATCTTACCTTTCAAATTATTTAAAGTTTTTAACTTAGACCCAGCACCCACATGATCATCTCTATATGCAATAGCATCCTCAACTTTCTTTTCTAAATCCCCAGATTCTGCTATCAAAAAATTAACTTTTTCTTTCTTATCTTCTATAGTAGAATGCCGTTGCTGACAAATAGAACCAATGAATTGTTTCTGCATAGAGATCTTTTCTTCAGCAAGATCTGCTTTATAATCAAAGTCCTTCATCTCATCTGATGCAGTCCTTACCTTATCCTTAAGAACGGTATTCATCACAGAAAAAATCTGAATGTCTAGGATATCCTCAATGATCTCTCTACGTTGCGAAGTTGGTAACCGCATGAATGGAACAAATGTACTAGATCCCAACACAACAATCTGAGTAAAAGACTTATAGTTCATCTTCAAAATAGTCTGTTCCAGATGCTTTTGATAATCAGCAACATGACTAGACTGATCTAACATCACATCATTCTGATATATCTCAAATCTATTTGGTCTAATACCACGTATAATCTTAAACCTATTTGGTCCTTTACTAAACTCAACCTCAACTACACAATCTTTTTCATTGATACTATTAGGAAGCATTGGTTTATTAATCTTCCTGAATGGTTTCCCAAACAAAGAAAACGTCAACGCATCTAAGATGGTTGATTTGCCAGCACCATTAGCACCAACAATTAGATTGGTCTTAGCAGATAACAGATCAACCTCAGTATAGGTATTGCCGGTCGATAAAAAGTTCCGCCATCTTACCTTTTCAAATATAATCATGTATCACTCAATAGGTGGAATCATAAAATCATCAATGGATATTATAACATACTTTTGGTTTCCTTTCACACATGCTGCAACAATTTCTAACTTTTCAACTTCCACTACCTGTAGTGGTGGATGGTTTCCATCTTCTGTGTGAATTAAATATCTTTCTGCGTCATCAATTTCGTCCCAAATAGGAATAATATGTTCTCCCTCTGCACTATCGATGACAGAAAATACTCCATCTGGTCTATTCTTAAGTGTGAGGATATAAGACATTACACCATTTCACAGCTCTCAATATATAGGGATCTCATAACCTTCTTTAAGTTATCTTTATTTACGGTCATTTCTACCTCATCAATATACTCATTAAGTAATGTTAAAGTATCCTTAATCTCTAATGATGACTCATTAGTATCACCATCAACATCAAGTAAAGTTTCTACAACTTTGATATCATAAACTCCAATCTCATAAAGACGATCAATCATCATATCAAACTGTTCGTAGTCTCTCTTCTCCTCTACTATAACCTTAACATAAGTATCTTTATACTCATCATAATCCACAACCATATCTTTTTCAAGATCATTGTAATATAATTTTTTAAAAATCTTATATGGATTCTTGATCCAAGTTAACTTTGCTTTAGGTGTATCAAACAAATAGAATCCACGTGGGTCATTATAATCATTCCAGAACATCTCATAAGGATTACCAATATATGTCACATTACCTTTACTAGACTTATGATGATAATGACCAGAAAGAACCTTCTTAAATTTAGAAAACAAAGTAGGACTCATACCAGTTCCCATCATACCAGGAACCATCTCAAATCCACCTAACTCCAGATGACCCATACAAAGAGGAGCATCAGTAGATTCAATCTTATTAAGTGTTTCTTCCCTGTTCTGCGAATTAATCCAGGGAATCATAAGGATCTTAGTATCCTCAATAATTATCTCCTGTGGTCTAGCATAAACTGCAATGTTAGAAAACTCTCTCAACAATAATCCTGGTGTATTAATCTCATTAGTATTCTTATAATATGCAGTATGATTACCAACAATCATATGAACCTCAATACCCATGCATTCCAAACGTTGAAAATAATAAGTACGTATACGATTCCATACATTATAATCTATACCTTTCCTTTGATCAAAGGTATCACCTAAGTCAATTAAGGTTCTAATTTTTTTCTTTTCTAATGTAGGAAAGAATACATTATCATAAAATTTCTTAAAGTAATTCCAGAAATTAATACTACCCTTTCTACCATCCAGATGTTGATCTGTTATGATAGCAACTGTCATCTATTGTTCATCCTCGTCTCAATATTTTCTTTGATACTACCCATGTCTGCATAAGAAGCATTCATACCTGCCATATCTCCTTCATAGGTATCAGTATACATAACCTCTTGATATCCAGACTTCTCTAGAATCTTACTCTTGATTTCTAACTGACGTTTCTCTTTCTGAATTCTACGTAGAAAGGCATAGTAAATAATCTGTGTAAAATAAGCAAAAGGGTTAGAAGATTTCTCTGGATTAAAATTATCTATGTACTGTAAACAGTTCTCGATACCATCACATATCATATCCTCACGGAACATATAGTTGACAAAGTTTGGTTTGTATGATAGATGTGTTGCAATCTTAAGAAAACAGTCACCAATATAATCAGGTACACGTGGTTTACTACCACCTTTAATGCTAGCAGCTGCAACTTTACCTTTGTATGCAACAATTGCATCTAAAAAGTCACGATTATTTACATAGTACTCGGTCTTTGCTTTGGCCATGCATCTGGGGTTTTATAACTGTGGATATTATAGTAGAAAATACTCTATTTGTCAATAGGGCTTGACAGGTAGTCAAAAACCTAATAGAATAACTCTGTCAGGGTTCAGAAGGACTAGAGCTATTATCTTTATAGATCTTCTCTAGTACCTCTTTAGTCTTCTGGACAGAACCTATGTAACCCATTGATCTAGTGAGACCTTTATCATTATCATCAACAGTAAGAGTAGGATCTATTGATAAATGACGTTGATAAAAATGAACAATCTTAGGATCTAATTCTGTGATAGTAACTACTTGTCTCATATTAATAACAAAAGTAGTATCATAAGTTGCTATCAACCATTCCTTTAAATGAAATCCTTCTACTGCACGACCAGCTTTCTTTTGTACAACACGATCTACTATTAATGGGCGATCCAATAAAAGAGAATCTTCATCAGTAAGATAGGAAACTTTAGAAAGAAGTTCTTCTCCTGTTGATAATTTTATTGTTGCATAGAATTCTGGTTCCATTTTATTTCAAATTAATTTTTATGATTTCATATTTAAAATTTTCTTCTTGATATATTAATAGTCTTTCGTACAAATGCTTTAAAGTATAATTATCTTTGCCTTCTGTAGATATATCATCTGCAATATCATAAAGAGTTGCTATTTCCTTTCCTTCACCCTTACGAAGGATTCTCCCCAATGACTGTAAATTTCGTACACGACTCTTGGAGGGGGAAGCAAACACAACATTGTGAAGATTCCGAATATTGATACCAGTAGAGAACGTTCCATAAGACGCGATGATAATTGCATTAGATTCTCTCTCTATAATATCTCGTACTTCTTCTCTGTCCTTTGTGTCTGTGGATCCATGAACGAAAAACACTTTTCGTTCCTTTGTCATACTACTATTTATCAATTCATAAAGAGGTTCACCATGTTTTTCCACATAGTTGAATAGTATTAAACTGTTTCCATCTATATCATTGACTAGGTTTTTTATTAAATTGTTTCTCTTTTCATGTTCTATAATATATTCCATCTCTGAATGATAATCAGGAAAATACTTATAGTCATGCTTACAAACTAAAACTTTAATTCTAATCTTAGAAAGATAACCTTTCTTAATCAGATCATCAGTTCTAGTTACTTTTTGACATGGACCAAACAATCCTTCCAACACCCACTTATGAGTCTTACTACCATCTAACGTACCAGTAAATCCAAATCTATATTTGGCATTATGTAACTTAATCATCAAACCAGTAAGAGACTTTGCTTTAAATAAGTGTGCCTCATCACCTACCACACAATCAATATCATCAAAGTATCTCTTTGGAAACTTATAAATTGATTGCCAAGTTGATATAATAACATTCTTATCAGTATTCTTATCTTTACCACTATAGATAGCATGACAATAATCTTCTGCTCTCCATCCATAGTCTTTAAAATCTTTCATCATTTGTTCCACCAAGTTAGTGGTGGGTACAATAATAAGAATCTTTTTCTTCAACATCCAATAATATTTAATAATTGAATAAATCATTAATGATTTGCCAGAACCTGTAGGAGACACGAACAGTCCTCTATTGCCCTTTAGTGCCTGGTAGACGGTGTGATACTGATATGGTCTAGGTCTTATACTACAAATGCTATCCATGAAGTGTTTGACGCCCTTAGGCGACACGAAATCATTCTCTTCCTCTACCGTACCATACCAATCATTATTTTGATATGCAATATTATATTTTTTTTCTTGACACCATTGCTTTATATGAGGAAGTAAACCATTATATATCTCACCTGTTGCTGGAGAATATAAATGGATCATCCCATCCCAATATTTATATCTGGGTTGTCTTTTTAAAAACTTTGCTTCTGGAAGTTCAAATGAAAAGTAATCTGCTAATTCTCTATGGACATGTGGTTCTGCATCCACTTGCATGAATACTTCATTCTTTTTCTTGACTGTCAGATGTGGCACTACTAACTCCCATTAATAAATTTTTCCCAATCTATAGCGTGTCTGATATGATGACTTCGATTAGAAATTTGTTTCATTACCTGATCTAGATAATGAAGCATTTGATCCATGAATTTGATTTTAGCTTCTAAGTTAATCAGTTCATCATCTGATTCCATATAAACTTTCATCTTCTCAGAAGTTTTTATATGTGAACCAAATGGTTTTTCTGCATATACACGAGCTTCTGATTCACCACCATAATACTCGCGTTTTTCTTTAACCATCTTTCTATGTTCAAATTCAAAAGAGGTTTTAATTTGTGATATGTCTGTGTAATGGTTTAAGTATTTATTGTGCTGAAAAGGGATCTCTAATGCTAGCCGTGCTAGATCTTCTGAGTACTCCTTGTTCTTAAATTGAAAATCTATCTTAGTATCAGCACTCCACTCTTCTTTAATTTTATCGAACCTATGATATAGTTGCTCAAATTTCATTCTATAATTTTAAAATTTTTATCACGGAGAGTATACCTAGTAAATTTGAACGTTGCGCTCGCTGTGAAATACTCGATATCGTTAACTGTAGCATCAAATATAATATCTGTCAAGGCCACGGGAAACAATCTTTCATAATCAACAATAAACTGTGTGTTATAATTTGATGTTAGTATATGTAATTGACCATGAGAATACTTTGATTTTGCTACCTTAAATCCTTCAGCATTACCATTCTGTTGTATCCATTTCCATATAGAATGATAGTTAATTAGATCTTCGTCCAGAATAAACTGTACATTTAAATCACCATACTCAACACCACCACCAGGAATAACAGGAACAGATCTCAATCCAGTTGCTATTGGTGTGATTGGCATACTGATATCAGGAAAATTTACTGCCTGACAAAAGAAATCCACACTATCAAATAATTCAAGTTTAAACTTGAATCCTGTAGGTGCTAAGAAATTTCTATTTTTTGGTTGTTCTTTATACCATTCAGCAGGCATCTCAAATCCTCAACTAATTATGGTCATGCTTCAACTGCATTATTGTCCTTATCATGTCGTTGATAGGCAGCAGGTGTTCGTGTACTATTGTCTGCTTTTCTTGCTTGATATGTACCAGGTGTTCTAGTGGTGTTATCTACCTTACGTGCCTGATAATCAGCGTTCCAATCTTTCCATGCCACAGTACTCCAACCCTCACTGTCTCCAGAATAAAGTGTTTTACTTACACTTCCTGGTTGAGGATCAGATTCTGTATTATTTGATTCGTGTCTTTTGTATGTCATATATCTATTTAGACAAAAAAAAGGACTCCGAAGAGTCCTTTTGGTAATGCGAATGTGAAACTTGTATCACATCAAGTTAGTGACCTGAACACGACGATAGTACATGTTGGCATTGGCGGTAAGTGTCTCACCGTCAGGTGTACCATTGTATGCACCGTTAGTTGTAACGAATGGATTGGATACCATGCCGTAACGTGTTTTGAAACCGATCTTAGGTTGGAATGTATTGGGGTCAATACTGCGAACCATCTGGAGGGGTACATATGGGCAGTAGAATAGTCCTGCGTCATATGGGGAAGTACCCTTATAACCGATAACATAGTAATGCTTGTCAGACAAGTTAGCAGCATATGGGTCAACGTAGACCTTAATGCGACCATTGATTGTACCAACAGCAAGATTTCCAGTGTCATCAACATCACCGATGGAAGGACCACCAGCACCGTTAAGACCTGAAGAATAGTCGAGAACACCTGCCATAGCCAGAGCACTTGCAACGTCTGCAGAACAGATGAGGAAGTTACCCTTTCCACGACGAGTCTCTTGGGCAATAGCGTTAGCGTCACGCTCTACCTGATAAAGAAGACCCTTGAATTTCTCAACAGACCACCGACCGTTGCTGTCAACGTCGAGATCGAAGATACCAGCGTTAGCAACGTTGTTCTGAGCACCCTTCTTAGCGACGGTATACACAGTACGAACGACTTCACGGTTGATTTCAGCGAGAACTTCACTAGACAGAATGTTAGCGAGTTCTTGCTCAGCATCTAAACCATGAATTGCTTTCAAGTCTTGAGCGAGTTCAAGAGTGTACTCTGCCTTGAGAGCCCTGGACTTTGCAGTCACAGAAGTCTTCTCAATGCTGAAGGACATCTCACGGAACAAGGAATCAGCCTCACCCATTTTTTCCAGTTTTTCCCTGGACATACCACGAGCAACTTCATAAGTTCCAGCAGTGCTGTCATTTAGAAGGGCGGGGTTGTTACCATCGGAAAGACCATTACCAGAATCTGAAGTACCATCTCCTTCACGAACAGCATAAGAACCTGCTGTGTCTCCATCGTCACCAGCAGAGAATCCTGTATCTGGTTCGTTGAATAGTGCTTCTTCGCCAGTCTGTTTCTCGTAGCGAGAACGCATGGCAAAGATAAGTCCTGTAGGACCACTCATTGGTTGTACGCCACATACGTCATATGCCATAAGGTTAGGCATAGCACGACGAACGAGGCTAATTAGGACAGGATCGAAACCTGCCAAGCCAGCTGTATTGGAATTACCCAATGCAGAATTAGCGGGAGATACAGTACCAGCGCCTAATGCGTTGACTGCTACCTCATTGAGCATTCCCCGTTCTTCACGGATGAAACGCTCTTGGTTTTCCAAGAGTACTGCGGTTACTGCTTTCTTGTAGCGATCTCCTTTAAGTTCAGGAGCTCCCTCATGATTGAGAACAGGTGCCCACTTCTCTTGGAGTTTTTCTGCGTTAAACATTTTTTTAAACTCTAAAGAAAGTGTGTTATATTATTATATTACTGCCAGCGTTCGATGGCCTGCATGTAAGATGCCATTGCTGGACCTACATCGCCTTGACCTTCTACTGGTGTCTCGTCAGTTGCTTCTACTGCTTTAACAGCAGGTGCATCTGGGAAGTATGACTCACGAAGAGTCTTGACTGCCTCAGCGAATTTCTCCTCTGATTCAAATCCTACCCCCTCTGCTAGTTTAGCAAGTTTGTCTTTCTGTGTATCTGCTAGTCCTTCTGAAATTGTATTCAGAACAACTGTACGTGCAGATTCATCAAGACGATTATTAAGTCCCACATTGCGCTCAATCTGTTCATTAAGGCGCTCTTCCATTTTACGAAGATCTTCTGTCAAACCCTCGACGACTTCAATTTTATCGTCGGGGATATTAATATAATGCTCGTTAAAGAGATTCTTAAGACCGGCAATAAAATCTTCTGTGATTTCATTGCGAATACCACGGTCAATAGCAATCTGGTTCTCTTCTAACCAGGTCTGAACGGCATACTTACATGTACCGTTTACTTCTTCTGCAAGCTCAGCCTTAATTTCCACTGACTTAGCTTCCAGTTGTATTTTGAACTGCTCTTCAAGTTTAGTCCACTCTTCATTGAGTTTAGACTTAACAGCAGCCTCAAAAATTGTTGTTGCTTTTTCTTTGAACTCCTCAGAGAGTTCAGTTCCTTCTGTCAATGCTGCAACATCAGCAGACATATCAACTTCCTCAAAGGAAGGCTTGATCGGATAAGTTACAGTAGGACCAGTAGATGTTCCATGTGTAATGTCAGCGCCAAACTTAGGATTAGAACCGGCAGGCTCATCTTTACCAGTACCTCGCTGTTGGGGATCACCAGCGACTTGTGATACAGGTGCAGATGCTTTAGCACCGGGATTATCTTCACCAGACTCATTACCATCAGGACGAGGACCACCGTTATCAGTAATCGATTGACCCGCTTGGGCAACATCGGTACTCAGGTCAGCAGCATGACCAGTGCGCCCTTCGGCACTACCGCCATTTTGATTCACAGCACCTGAGGTTTGGCTGTTGGCGTGATAAGAACCACCACCAGGAATAACAGCAGCAGCAACGGATCCCATGGGATCTTGACCAAGAGTTTCGGCAAGTTCCTTATGTGATTCAGTTACAAACTCCTCAAACTTTTCGTTTAGCATATCTGACATTTGAGTTTCCCCTTAAAATTATTCTGATAATTATCTGTTTTTATTTATAAATCATAGAGTTGTTAGGAAGTGTTTAAAGACCTGTAAGGTCTTACCTTCCAATTCACTCTGTGATGCTTGACTAATAGTCTGATGATATTTAGCAACAGTAGTTTCTTTTAAAATACCATTGTTCCATACCCACTCTTTACCTTCCATGATTCCATTAACAAAAGCATCTGGAGCAGAAGGATCTGCAACTATATCTGCAGCAGTGGCAAGCATAAAGTCATCCATGACATAGGCAACA